CTTAGATCTGGACCGAGACCACCACCTGGACCCCCTCCTAGAGAATATCTAGATGAAGAACCCGAAGAAGATTACTCAGAAGAAACATATGAAAGACCTGTTCGATCAAGACCGAGACCACCACCCGAACCTCCTCCAGAAGAAGAATATTCAGAAGAAACATATGAAAGACCTGTTCGATCAAGACCGAGACCACCGGAACCTCCTCCAGAAGAAGAATATTCAGAAGAAACATATGAAAGACCTAGAAGATCTAGAAAAACACAAAAAAAGAAAAAGAAAAAGAAAAAGAAGAAAAGAGAACCAAAATATGATGAAAGTGAAGAAATTTAAATACTGATTTAAATAATAATTTATTTAATCAATGATATATATTCTTCCAAATTATAATCTTTGTTTTGTGATATTTTAATATTTTTATTATTATATTTCATATATTTACCATATGGTCCTATATGAATTGATATATCTTTATTTTTATATTTACCAATAATCATAGGATAATCAATTAAGTCTTTAACATCTTTTAGTTTTAATGAATTTTTTGATTTCTTTTGTAAAATATATTTTAAATTTATATTTTTATTATCATAATTAATATAAGGACCATATTTACCTTCTTTAATAATTACATCAATATTTTTATATTTACCTAATTGAATATCTGTTGATTTTTTTGATATAATTCTGGGATTTTTATTTTTCATTTGAATTTGAACTTCTTTATAAAATGAATTATAAACTTTTTGAACAACATCAATCCATTGAAGAGATCCTTCAGAAACTTTATCTAAATCTTTTTCAATTTCAGAAGTAAATTCTACATTTACAATTGTAGAGAAATTTTTGACTAAATAATTTAAAACAGTTTTTCCTAAATCTGTTAAGATAATTCTATTTTTTTGTGAATTTATTTTTTTAATTTCTTTTTTTTCTGAAATATTATTATTTTTATCTAATACTATAACATCTATTTCTGTATTTTTTTCAGGAATTGTTTTAATACTCGTATAATTCCTATTTAATATTGTTGAAATAATAGAAGCATATGTTGAAGGTCTTCCAATACCAGAAGTTTCTAATTTTTTAACTATAGTAGATTCATTAAAATATTGTGGGGGTTGTGATTCAATATCTTTACAAATACAAGTCTCTAATTTAAATATTGAATCTTTCGGTATTTCAATCATTGATTCAGTTTTAATATCTTTATTTGAATAAATTAAATATCCTTCAAATTTTAATGATTTAAATTTACCTTTAAAAATACCAATATTTTTTAATTTTTCATTTAGTAAATGTATTGTTAAAACATTATATACAGATGGTTTCATATGAGAAATAATAGTTCTCTTCTTTATTAAATTATATAATTTCTTTTCTGTTTCTGACCATTTATCATTCAAATCATGATTAATATCTGTAGGTCGAATACATTCATGAGCTTCTTGTGCCCCTTTTACTTTTTTCTTTTTTGAATTATATTTTTGAAAATATTCAATTGAATAATCTTTAACTATTTTTTGTTGAATTGTTTTTTGAAAATCTTCCGAAATATATGTTGAATCAGTTCTCATATAGGTTATTTTACCATTTTCAAATAATTTTTGAGCAATATCCATTGTCATTTTTACAGAATAACCCAATTCATTTTGAGCAGACTGTTGTAAAGTAGATGTTATAAGTGGTAATCCTGGATATTTCTTTTCTTGTGTTTTATCAGATTTATCTAAATAATAATTTTTATCTTTTTTAAGAAGATTCATTATTTTAAGTGGTTCAATATTATCATCATTAAAGAATAATTCACAATTTATTTCATTATTATCATAATTAAATTTTCCATTAAATTCATATTCATATTCAGATTCATAATTATTTATTTTATCTTCATGTTCTTTTAATATTTTTAAAAGAGTACTTTGAACTCTACCAGCTGAAAGTCCCATTTTATCTGTTTCAATATTTCTCCATAAACAAGGAGATAATGAATATCCAACTAATCTGTCAGTTATTCTTCGTGCTTGTTGAGCATTTACAGAATTCATATTTAATTTATGAACATTTTGAATTGATTTTTTTATTGATTTTTCAGATATTTCTCTGAATATTATTCTATTATTTTCATTAAAGTTTAATTTCATTAATTTTCCACAGTGCCACGCGATCGCGTCCCCTTCTCTATCATCATCCGCAGCCAATAATATATTATTACCTTTAGAAAGATTCCTAAGTTCTTTGATAATTTTCGATTTTCCAGGTATGGGTTGATAATTCGGTTTAAAATTGTTCTCAATATCGATAGAAATTTTATCCTTAGGTAAATCAATGATGTGTCCGAAAGATGAAGTGACTTTTGTACCATCTTTAAAATATTTTTGAATTTTTTTTGCTTTTGCTGGAGATTCAACAACAATAACTGTAACCATATTTATTTGTTTTAATAAAAATAAATTATATTTATCAAATTTATTTATATTTTAATATAATATAGAAATATTATGTTCGCAAAAAATCCAGTAGAACCACCTCAAGTCCCTCAAAATCCTTCATTAGGGGGAAAACGATTAAAAGTATTTGGGGTAGTGGTAGTAGGAATCCTAGTATTAGGGGTGATAATATGGTTTTCAGAATCAAATAATACGCCTTCCTCACCTCCCCCCACTACCCCCACTACCCCCACTACCCCCGGGGGTAGTGGGGGTAGTGGATATAGACAATCAAGTAATTTAGTTATAAGAAGACATGAAAATTCACCCGATGATTTATCAAATAAACCATATACAAAATGTCAAAAAAAACAAAAAAATACTTGTTATCCCTGTGATCCACCACCAGATCTTGAAGAAGATGATAGTATACAAGATAAATCTCATCCAAATCCACAATGTGGAATAAAACATATTAATCCGAATAGTGGCAAAATTTACTATAATCTCTGTAGAAGATATGATGATAGTAGATTTCTAAATCCATCAGGATGGGGTATGTACAGTGATGATAACCCTCCAACAAATTTAAGAGATCTTGAAGGGGAATGTTATAATTGTGGTAGTTCTCCTGATTCTAAACATAAATATTTTTGCGATCCAAATTGTGGAGAAAGAGATGGTATTAATGAAGATGAAACTCCTAAAAATTATGTAGGTGATGATTCATTTGATAATGCTGAATATTATACATATAATCGCTTAAATCCAATTTTAGATGATGATGATTATCCATTAAATAAAACATTTTCATCTATGAATGAATTAAATAATTATTTAGATGAAAATAATTATTCTATGTCAAATAAAGGTTATTTTAGTAGATATTCAGAAATATCGCCTATAAAAGATAAATTTATTGTATCTTCACCCAATATTGGTGAAAATAATTTAGATTCTTCTTTTTCTGATATTTATTTAACACAAAAATGTAATTATCCTCATGCTCGATTAATAGATCAAAGTATAGATTTAGATATCGATAAAGATAAATCTTGTGATATTCAAGATATTCAAGATATTAATTTATGGAAGAGTTCAGGATTAATTAAAAATACAGATAATAGTGGAATATATCAAAAGGGATCAATATTATCACTTTTTCAAATGGGTTATAAAATGAATAATGATGATTATGATTATGGATTTGAAATTAAAGATTCTATTTATAATGACTATCATGATAAATCTGGAAGATTAAATATTTCTTATTCTGATTTTTCAAAAATAAATAGTTTAAATAATTTTAATTATCAATGTAAAGATGGTCTATTTCAGAAAATAAATAGAGGAAATATAGGAAGAAGTCTAAATGAAATGAATGGTTATTATTGTAAATTAGGAGATTTAAATTATTTAGAAGATAATAAAGATAATAAATATAATTTATATTTAGGAAATAATTATACAATCATGTCAAATGATATGAAATTTGAATATTCAAGTATTGGTTATGAAGATGATATTGGACCCGATAATATTCTTAATACATTAAATAAATCAACTGAATTAACTGAATTACCTGAATATAGACCAAATGAATATTATTTTTGGAAAAAAAATAAATTAAAATGTTCTTCACCTTCATTAGATGAAATTGATGAATGTTATCCAGAATGTTTAAAATCAAGTGGAGTTTCACTTCCTTTTGAAAAAACTAACAAATGTTATTTTAATAGAAAGAATTTTGATGGTAATTTTTTATCAGAGAAATATAAATTCATAGATCAAAATTTACAAAATTTATACGATACAATAAATAATGGAGATAATAAAGATAAATTAATAACTGAATTAAATAATAAAATTAATAATAATTTAATATTAAATCAAAATAATAGATTTGATCATATATTTGAATGTGCTCCAGGTTATATTAAAGAAAATGGTTTTATAACATTAAATTGTTCATATGAAAATTTAAATACAAAAATAAATATTAATAATTGTAGGAAAAAAATATGTTCTGATGAAAATATTTACAATGAGAAAGAAGGCGGGGGTTATAAATTATTTAAAAAAAATAAAAAACCAGAGACTCCTTGTATTAGTCCCGGATGCGATGAATGTTTTCAAAGTCGTCCTACTTGTAAAAGTTCAATAAATACTTTACAAGAAGAAAAATATAACGAAAAAATTAGTAATGATCCTTTTTTAACATTAAAAGATAATTTAGATGGAATAACCTTAGACGTTTTATACAGGTCAAATATTTATTCTCAACCAGGTCAAGATAATATATTATCTAACTGTGTAAAATATACTTCACCTAGTATATTATATGATGAATTAGACAGTTCTGGATATTGTAGTTCTAATTTAGAAAAAAACGTAGTAAATCCAAAATTAAAAGATTTATCCTCAGAGGAAGAACTAAAATTTAATATATTAGGTTATGATTATGATAATTATTCTACTGAATATAATTTTAAAATATTATTGGAAAATCCAGAAGTGACACAATTCAAAATTGAAGGAGATAGTTATGAGGATTTATGTATTCGTAATAATTGTAATATTCATAATTTTACTGGAGATTGTTTCACTAATATGATTATACCGCCATCTTATGTTGGTAGAGAAGAATATTTTTGTTGTAGAGATGAGAATAATGGTAGCATCAAAAATGATAGCACTCAAGGTGATATTTCTCTTGATGGTATTTCTCTTGATGGTATTTCACTTACAGAAAAAGAAATTAAAGAATTAAATGGATTAAGCAGGGAAGATTTTATTAAAAAATTAAGAGAAATAAAAACAAGAGAATCCGCAGAATCTGCAAAGCAACTAGAAGGTTTTACGGATATGGAATCCGATGATTGTCCAAATCCTACTATTAGAATATCAGAACCAGGTAGTGAACCGATAAAATATTGGATTGATTGTGGTAAAAAAGGATGTGATTATACAATTCCCCAAAGCGAAACAGAAGGGGTGAATTTGAAAGGAGGCAGTCTTGAACAATTACCAACTGAATTTGGTAGAAAATTAAATAACATAATTACAGAAAATTATACAATTGAAGTTAATGGTATAAAAAAAATTAAAAATGAAAAATTAAAAGAAGATATTAAAAATAAAAAATTAAAATGTGATGTTATTGATTATAAAAAATATGATAATGATTCAATTTTAGAATTAAGTGAAGATTATAAAAGTATGACTACATTTGATGGAGACAAAGAATCAACATATAGACTTGCTTCAAATCTACCTTTAGATCAACAACTAGATAATTATAAATGGATAGATTTTCCAGATGATATTAATGATATGAATATATTAAAAATGAAATGTGAAGATGATATTCTTAGATTATACGGTTGTGATACGAGAATATGGCAATCAAAAATAAATGATGAATCGAAACTTAGAGAAATAGAATTTTCTTGGTTATACAATAAGACACCACCCGACTCTAGTATAGGACCAACCAATTTGACACCAATTTCTGATGATTTAATTGATTCTTCAAATAATGATGAAGATAAATTTGTAGATTGTCGTAATTTTATTCAATATAGAAAACATAAATATGTAAAAAAAGGAGATAAATGGGTTCTTTCAATTGATAATGAATACCCATATACTAATCGTAAAAATTGGCCAAACGGAAACTATCCAGATACAAAAGCGTTTTGTTATGATGAAAATAATTTAGTATTTACTAAACCTAATAAAGATGGTAAATATTGTAATTTTGATTCTGAAAATGGGTATTTTATTCCATATGTAAATTCTAGTGATACTTATCTTCATAGTTCATGTTCCAATATAAATAATAAAGGTGAATGTATTAATAATTATAAATGTTTTTGGGATGGAGGATCATGTAAATTTGATTTTAGTGATAAATGTGTTCAATTGCCATTACCTGGAATAAAAAATCATTTAAATAATGATTTAAATTATAATCGTGGTGTTAAATATTTTAGAAATACCGATCAATCAAGTGATGAAAGTGTTGATACTATAATGGGTTATTGTAATAATAATAACACAATACCTGAAAAAAATTTTCAAGATGAATTTATTTCATCATCTGAATTTAATGATAAATTTAGTGATTTCTATCATACAACAAATGAAGGGGAAGTATTATATAAATCGTTAATTGGTTGTGATAAAGATTCAATGTATATACAATCATCTATTGAACAAAGTGTTCCTTATTATAATTTAGATATAAAAGAACATAAAGAATTAATTAAATCGGGATTAGAATATGACAATGATACAATATGTAATGATGGTTATATATTACAATTAAAAAATTATTATGACTTTTACAATATAAATGATGAAATAAATGATAATACTTTGAATTTATATAAATATACTTGTAATCTTTGTCCTAAAGCACCAAATTCTAATGATGGTGTTAAAACTGTTTGTGGTTTTTCATCGACTACTTTAGATAATTTAAGTTCAGAGGAATTATTAGATAAATTAACATTAGATAATACAAATTATAATACTTATGATTCAGATATATTTAATAATTATGTTGAAAGTTCTTATAGATTATTGCCATCAAATACTAATGATAATCCAAATAAAATAAAAATGTGCAGTGATGAAACAAGTTATTATTATGACCCTAGCACATATTATGGATCTTGTGAACCACATAAATGTAAAATTGTTGATCATGAAGGTAAAAGTAAAAACTATTCATCTTTTAAAGGTATCGTGTATATTGAAGATGATAAATCAAATGAATATGAATATGGGGGTGAAACTATTAATTATCAAAGACCAATTATTAATATTGAAGATTTAGAAAATGGAATAGCGAATAATCTAGATTCAGATATTGATATTTATACTCCAGCATCTCCTAAATATAAATGTTCTAATGATATAACTGATAAAGGAATTTTATTTAATAAATGTAATTCTGAAACATCAACTGGAACACAAACAATATTTGATATTATACCTGTAAATAATCATCAATTTTATAATCTAGATTTTGAAGAAAAAACAATAATTAGTGATGCTTTTACTAAATCATCTATTGAAACAATTAATAATCCATGTTTTGGTGAAATTAATTCAAGTAAATATTATAAAAATATTGAAGAATGTTTAACACATAGTAATTCAAGTGATGATTTAAAAGATATAGGAGATATTGATGATAGTGTAAATTTATGGTTACCATTTTATTTGGATAATATTCCAGAGAAATATAGATTACCTTCCGAATTTGATGATTATTCTATTGAAAAATCAAATAGTTTATTATTTGGAAATTCTAATATTAATTCTGTTTATGAGTCGAGTGTTGAACCTGGAGGAATATGTTTGGATAGAATAGAGTTTTTCAATAAAAATTTTTTTAATTATTTTTCTGAAAATGGATTTAGTCCCCCCTATGATTCTAATCCTTATACTAGAACTATTATAAAAGAATTTATAGATAATAAAACAGATTATACTATATTTTCGGGAAAAATTATAAAAAAACCATATAAAAATGATAATAAATTACAACCACTTAATATGTTTGGTGATTTAAAAAGTTTAAATTCATTAGAATATTTCCTAGAAGATAAAATTAATGATATTTATGTTATATTTCAATATAGATTATCAATTAGATATGTTAGTAATATTAAAAAAAATAATAATACTTTGGAATTAAATAAAGAAAGTTTAGAAAGTTATATCTTAAGTAATAAAGAAGATTGTGAACTATATTGGATAAATAGTATATTTCAAGAACTAAAATTTTTATATAATTTATATTCTCGTATAAATGAAGTTAAAAATGAATATTTAAAATCAAATGGTAAAAAAATATGTTTACCATCACCAAGTTTATTTAGTAACGAATGTTATCCGGAAAATCGAGAAGATATTTTAAATGAATGTGATGAGAATAATTGTATCGTATATTCTCCATCATCAAAAGAACTTGAATTAACATTAAAAGAAAAATATCATGATGAAGCTAATTTATTTGATTCTAATAATTGGATATCTGATCAAATTAAATTACCACTTGATATAGATAAATACAATAAACAAAATAATAATATTAATAATATTACATTAAAAGAAATAATTAAATCAACTAATCTTTCAGAAGATGATGATATTGTATATCCTTATCATCAAATAAAAAAATATTGTCAATCAAATGATTGTATTGATATATCTGGAAATATAAATTCAATAGAAACAGAAGGATCTGATAAAATTAATACCTGTGGTTGGTATATAGATCTTTCTGATATTAAAAATGAGGAAACTAAATTAGAAAAAAAGAATGAATATTCTCATGTATGTAATAGATTAAAATATTATGGTTATACGGGTGAAAATAGTGATTCTACGACTGATGAAAAATTATACAATGAATTTTTTTATAATTTAACAACAAATTCTGTTGATTATCAACAAGAAAATATTTATAATAATCCAAATATTAATGATGTAACTGATAATTATAAAAATAAATTTAATTACATATTTAATTATAATTTAGATTCTGGAAAGAATGAAAATAATAATATGGATACATATAGTGAGAGTATTTATGGTGATAATAAGATAGATAAGATGTTTATTAATAATGAAATGAATAATATTAATAGACCTCCTAATGATTTTAAATTAATGAATCAAATAGTAACATCAAATGTAGAATCACTTTGTACAAGTCATTGGGATAAAAATACAGATACAATAACATGTAACTATAGATTGATGCATGATTATAATTTACCATCAATTGAAAAAGATATGTATAATTCTAAAATTAAAAGAATTAAAAACCCTTTTGTTGATTATGCTGGATTAACAAAATCAATCAAAAAAAAACCATCCAAATTATATACTAATATGTACCCAAAGAAAGATTCATGGGATGGAGAGGGACCCAGTTGTATCGCGCCTGAAAACTCTTACTCTCTAGAGAAAAGAAAACAAGTATGTTTAGATGAATGTAATAATAATGAAGATTGTGAAAGAGTTTGGATATATAGTGATTGGCAAAATAGATGTTGCTTTAAAAGTGGTAAACTAGATTTAACTGAAGGATTAATTCATGGCGTTTCAGGGGAATATTGGGATTTAAATAAATCTTCAATAGAGACAGAGGATTCTACGGGGACCGAGGGTTTTACAGGGACTGAGGGTTTTACAGGGACTGAGGGTTTTACAGGGACTGAGGGTTTTACAGAGATTGAGGGAGATAAATATGGAGTTCAAAAAATAAAATATGTACCATCCCTTCAAAAAGATTTATATACTTCATATTTTGAATCTTCAAAATATAAAGATGAAGTATCAGAACAAAAGAAATTAGATGATTATTATTTAAATGATGATAGTTACAATTATTTCGAAAATAATAATAATTATCTAGATATTCCTGATACAGATCAGGATAAAGTTCAAAAATCATTTTTATATTCTATAAATTCTTATTACAAAATAGATGAAGGAGATTTAAAATATAATCCTATAGATGGAACTATACAAGATGGAATAGATATTAAAAAGGATTTAAAGTATGAAACAAATAAAATTAAAAAATGGGATGAACTTGGTGATGGTCCTTTCCCTTGTAAAGATATTCATAAAAGATTACTTGAAAGGAATGAATATTATAAAAATGCTTTCGAGAATAGTTTCCATTTTAAGATGAACTCACAATTGTATACAGAAAGTGGAGAATATTTTGGAGATCATTTAGTATATGATCCAGAAAAAACTCAAAATAAACTAAGTAAATGGAATAATGTTTTAAGAGAAAATGAATATTTAAATAATATTCCATCTACAAATGACTCTAATAATCCTATTAATAATTTGAATATTGGTGATCCTTTCCAAAAAGCAACTGGCGATGAAAATTGGTTGAAAAAAACTGGTAATAATATTGATTGGAATATGAGAACTTCTGAATTATCTAAGAGTTTATTTTTTAGTTATAATAATATTTTAAATGATAGTTATTTTGATGATAATAAAATAAAAGGGACAGATAGTTATTGTTTACCCAGGATGGGATTTAATTGGGGAAGGGATGGAGAAGAAGGGATTGGATCAACACAAGAAAAGAAAGAAAGTATTTTTAAAACTCCAGATTTGAGCTCATGTAAAAATAAGACAGAAAAAACATGTGAAAAGGGTCTACCCGTGCAAGTGGGAGGAGAAAGATCTGAATCACCTTGTAAAATATTTACTATTGATGATTTAAGAGAATATAATGAAAGACCTTTAAAATTCAATAGAGATCCATTTGTAACAAATTCAGTTGAAATTTTCCCTGTTTCTGATTGTGATCCTAATATAGGGGATCCACTATGTCCGAGTCAGTTGGGTGGCAACAAATCTTATAGTATATTAAATTTACCAAATATATTTGATCAGACAGAAAATCATAGTTATAAACTAGAAACAGATGATAGATTTAGACATAATAGTTTAACAGTAAATTATTGTACTAAAAGTAATACATGCACTTGTGATGGCGTTGATGAAAAAAACGGACCCGGAAAATCACAATGGCAACCCGGACTTATAGAAAATCAAGATAGAAATCTTTTACCCGATTGGGCATTTATAGATGGTGATCGAAATAATGAAGTAAATAAAGATGTTTGTGAAATGAGATTTGATTACAATGATGATACCGGTTTTGATATTAGCGATGAATCTTTAGAAATATGGAATAAACCTAAATCTTTTTATATTTGTGAAGGGAATACTGGTAGTAATGGAATTGATTGGGAACTCGGTATAGGCGACCCCACCCACGCGTGGCAGGTTGAGGAAAATTTGTTTAAAGAAAAAGTAAATGGTATATTCAATAATAGATCATGTGGTGATCTACCTAATATGGTAAGAGATTATAAAAAACTTATTGAAAATATTAATGAAGAGGGTTCTTTATCCAATGACTTTATTAATAGATCCGAAATAATTTCGCCTGATAAAAACTTTAAAATTTTACGTGAAGTTGATACATTTGATGGAGATATTTCTAAAATGATGAATACTGAAAAGGGAAAAGATGTATGTAATTTAATTGGTAAATTATATCCTAATGATGGAAAACCTTCATGTAATATTAAAAAAATAAATATTCCACCTCCAGGAAAACAATGCTTAAAAAATATAAATAATAGTGATAATTATTGTGATTCAGCATCGGATAATGAATATAATGTTCTTTATAAAAAAAAAGGTCCAGATGATGATCCTTATTGTGAATTAACAAATGGATTTGCTATGAGTCCTAGACAACTTGGCGAGGTTGAAGATCCAGATAATACGTATGGAGCAGGTTGTATAGGCGATCAATATTTTATAAAAGGCGATAAAATGTTTCATCCTAAATTAAAAGGTTATGTTGATATTACTAAGAATATAAATCAAAATGGATGGCATATTAGGAATTCTGTTTATGAGACATCAGAAAATTATGATGTATCCAATTCATATAAAAATGGAGCATATAATCATGTTAGCAATAAAAGTGAATTTCATCAAACTTGGATATGTCCTAATGACAGTCTTTCTCCGTCCAACGCTAACACTAAATGGGATCCTACATCTGGTACACCCCCCAGTCAAAACTTACCTATGGTCTGTGTTAAAAACAGGAAAAAAGTAGAAAGTAGACAAAATGATAATCCTAAAAAAATTGGTTATGAAAGAGTTAATTATTCTGATCCAGAATTAACTATTTTAAATAATATGGATTATTTTGGTAAATATGAATTAGGATATGATGATGATAACAATATGAATTATATCAAAGAAAAATTTGATACAAGTGATACATATCATTATTTTAAATCAGAAAGGGATGACTTGTTGAGTCGCCGGCGGGCAGATGGGGATGCTGTCTCCAATGGAAATATATGTATTCCTTTAGAAGAATATTTTAGAGAAATTCCCCCTCCCCCTCCTCATCCTCCTCCGCATCCGCAACCGGAAAAAAAAGAAGAAACCTGTGGTTGTTTGGAACTGTTTATCAACAACGGACCGTGGGGATGTGGGAGCAGACCGATAGACTGCTGGATGACTATTGGATCCTAACTAATTTATACACATTAAATTTATTTAAAAATATTTACTTATTGTATAATTAAAATGGATAATACAATAATGCCTTATACTGTTGTAACTGATAGTTCGGATGAAAGTGATGATTCTGATTCTTCTCATGAAGGAAATATATTAAGTAATAATTTGAGTATTCATAATAATAAATTTGAAATTAAAAATGAAAGATTTATGAATCAAGAAAAAGTTGTAGATTATCAACAAACAAGAGATGAATTATTTACACCTAAAATTCAAAAGAGATTTTTTACAATTAAATTTAGATCAGCAAATCCAAGAATTACAACAAAATCTCTTAAAGATGATATTAAATTACCAACCAATAATATTATCGGATTTAAAATTATTAAATCCAATTTTGAAGGTAATAATTCTGATCATTTTGTTGATCTCAGTATCCCAGAAATACCAACTATAGCGTGCGATAAAAATGAAATTGGTAAATCTATTATTTCTAGAATACCTTTAAGGAAACCTGTTGGTGATTTTTATACACATCAATTTTTAGAATTATCTCTTATAGATAGATATTTTTATCCAATATCATTAAATAATTTAACATTTGATTTAGATGGAGATTTTAATGGATTTGTTATTTTTGAAATTACATATTTGAATGATAAAATCTAATTAAATTTTATCTATTTATATTTAATGAATAATATATCTTTTATAACTTATACTAATTTCGGGTATTTACATTTTACCCAAAATTTAATATTATCTCTTGAAAAAATAAATTTTCCTTTAACTTTAAAAGTATATTGTATTGATCAAAATTCTTATGATTCATTACAAAAATGGAATAAAAATATAATTTTAGAAATGTTAAATGATGAAACAAATACAAATCAAAATATAGTGGGTTGGAAAGAAAATGGATGGAATACTATGGTTTTTTCAAAACTTAAATGTATTTATAAAGAATTATTTAAAAATGAATATGTTTTTTTTACAGATTCTGATATTGTTTTTGAAAAAGATCCTTTAGAATATTTATTAGAAAATATAAAAGATTATGATATGTTGATTCAACAAAATGTAGAAAAATGTAAATATCCACTTAATCCTGGATTTATGTTTATAAAATCAAATGATACTATAAAAGATCTTTTTAATACAAATCAATTAAATTTATCTAGATTTACATGTGATCAAGATTATATTAATGAACAATCTTGTAATTTTAAATTTTTGGGATTGCCTAGAGATTTATTTCCAGTTGAATATTATTATTATTTAAATTATCAAAATTATAGTGATAAATTTTATATTTTTCACTTTAATTTTAAGAAAGGAAATGATAAAAAAGAAAGGATTATCAATATGAATAAATGGTATTTAGAAAATTAAGATGGTGGTATTGGCCATGTTAAATTATTAATGCGTATTTCTCCATTATCATCTATATCAATTGTAATACTTGTTGTGTCTAAATTATTTGTTATATTTCTTAATAATTGTCTGTAAGATAACCACGAATTTTTTATCTCATCTGTAGAATGAGGAAAATCACTCAAACTATATTTATCACTTTCAACTAATAGTCTATCTCTTTTTTGTCTTATTTCATTCATCTTCCATTCATGTCTTAATCTTATTAATTCTGTATCTAATTCAGATTTAGTTGGTTTTGTATAATTATTATCATTCCATATAATAGAATCATAATTATTTCCAATTACTGAATAATTTGCATTTGGTCTCAAACTATTTAATGAATCACTATAGTCTAAATCAATCATATTTATAATTATATATATTATATATATATTTAAATATATTAAGAAGGGTACTCAGATTCAGCATCCGTATCAAATCCATTATGTAAATATTTAACTTTCATAAATCCTTTTGGATAAGATCCCCCTATCATTACATATGCTGTATTAGCACCAGACCACCTTTTAAATGCTAAATTAATATCATATTCTGTATTCGCCGTTAAACCTGTTAAATGCCACTCTGTAGTTGCATATTTCCTTGTTGAATAATATGTATAATATATCTGTCTTTCAGTATTTCGACCACTATGTAAAGAGGACCATTCGGTATATGAATTCCCACTTGAATTACTACTTAATGATAATCCAAATGCTGTATTACTTCCTGGGTAAAAAAATACACCCGCTTCAACTATAACTTCGGTACATCCGGCGGGTGTTGTAAAACTTGTCTTGAAATTTTGAATACATTTCCAACTACCTTCATTTAATGTAATAGTTGTTTGACTACTTGGATCATATATAATATGTTTTAATATGTTGGTATGATGTAACTGATGATCGCTACTATTTTTCACAATTAATTCACCAGAATTATCTTGTAATTTTATATTTCCTAAATTTAGAGTACTCCCAGAAAGATATAAATCTCTAAATCTTTTATCATTACTTCCTAAATCAATTGTCTCGGATGTATCCGGAATAATTGAATTTGTTAAAGCAGCAACATTTTCTGTCGCCATTGTCCCCAAACCTAAATTTGTTCTCGCCCCTGTTTTACTAGTTGATCCTGTCCCCCCACTAATAACTGCTAGTGGCACTGAAAGACCACTAGCATTACCAGTGACATCACCTGTTATAATTTGTCCGCCACCCATAGTAAAACTATTCACATTTCCATTTATAGTTATTGCGTCTGTTGAAGCGGCACCCAATGTTACATCTCCATTAAGTGTTGTGTCCCCTCCGACACCTAGTGTCCCTACAACAGAAGCATTTGATGAGAGTGTTGTTACTCCCGAGACACCTAGTGTCCCCCCAACAGAAGCATTTGATGAGAGTGTTGTTACTCCCGAGACACCTAGCGCCCCTGTTAGTGTTGTGTCTC